CGGATGATCTCCTCGAGCTTCTCCTTCGCCCGGGGGAGGAAAATGGAGGTGGAGAGCCGGAAGCCCACCTCGCCGAAGGTCAGGGTCATGGTCTTCGCCTTCCCCATCTCGTCCCGGTGCTCGGTGACGAATGCCTTGATCTCCCGCTCCAGCCGGGCCTGGGCGTCCTTGATGGGCTTGCTCTGCTCCTCGGCCACCTTCTGGGCCCCGATAATCTGCTTCTGCATATCGCTCTCGATGTCGCCCAGCGCGATCTGGGCCTCCGCGATCTGACGGAGGGCGTCGTTCACGTCCTCCCAGGATTTGAGGGTCGGCTCCTCAATGACTCGCTTTCTTGCCATGTCTAAGCTCCTTTCGGTTATATGCCCGCGCCGGTCGGCGTCAGGGGTACAAAATATACTGCTCCGTGAAGATCATGTAGAGCCCCAGGGGGAGGAGCAGCACTGCGGCGGTGGCGTCCTGGTCAATGGGGGTCGCCCCGGTCGCGGCCAGAAGCAGGATGAGCCAGGAAAGAACCACCAGGGCCGCGCCCATGTGCCGCTGCTTTCTCATTTTCATTGTCCCGGCCCCCTGTTGTCAGAGCATCATCATGGAGGACGCTTGCTCGATGATCTTCACGGTGACCGTGTCCTCACCCCGCTCGGCCAGGATGCGCCCCACGTTGGAAAGGGTGCGGTCGAGGAGGCGGAAACAGCCCGTCCGCATATTACACGCCCGCTCCTTCAGCTCCAGCAGGGCGTCCGGGGTGATGTTGAAGTCCTCCAGGTAGCCCTCCACTTCGGAGGGGGCCAGCCCCCGGAGCGAGGCGTAGAAGTCGACCCGGTTCGCCATTCGTGCGAGGTAGGTCTTGATCTGGGCCTCCAGCTTCGGCTCGCCCGCGATCACCAGCCCCACGTCGCTCTGGTCGAAGATCGCCCGGAGTATCTCCATCTTCTTTTGCGTGTACTTCGAGACGAGCTTGTCGGCCTCGTCGATAACAAGGAGCCATCCCTTGTTGGTGTTGAAGAAGTCCCGGATGCCGTTCACCCGCTTCCAGATTGTCCCGTAGCCGCTGGGGATGCCGAGGGTCTTCTCAATGGCCTCCACAAGGTCGCGGCTGCTCATGGTGTCGTCACACTCGATATAGGCGACCCGGGGGAGCTTCGCGTACTGCCGGAGGCTGTACGTCTTGCCGTAGCCGCTTCGGGCGACCACGATGCCGAGCCCGATGTACTCTTGACAGGACTGACACACGCCCAGGACGTTGACCGCGTCCCTCGTCTCGAGGAAGGCGGGCTTCCGCCCGGTCTTCCCGGGCCGCTCCGGGACATCCACGGCCTCCCCCGTGCGCTGGGCCAGCCACTCGGCGAGGAGCTTCTCGATCGTGGTGATGTCCCCATCGTACTTCCCCGCGAGGTAGCGGGAGATCGTGGGCCGGGAGTAGCCGGGGATTTCGTTCGCAAGGGTGGCGATACTCGTCCGCGTCGCCGCGAGGTAGTCGTTGACCTGCCGGGCGAGGGGCTTGCCCGGGGTATAGGTGGCGGTCTGCTTCGCCGCCGCTGCTGCTCTGACTTCCATCTTCATGTGCCTCCTATTCGTTGATGGCCCTCAAGCGGGCGAGGGCGTCGTCTGCCTTCTTGCCGAGGAACTCGTCCCCGGCTCCTGCCTTCTTCTTGGCCCGGCTCGTCGCCTCGGCCCGGTATTCCTTATCCAACGGGAGCGAGATGAGCTTCGAGGGCCTGTCGGCCTTGATGGTGAGGTCGATCATGCCGACCGCCGCCGTGGGCCGTCCGCCCTCCTCGCCCCGGAGCTCGTAGGGCCGTGTCATGCTGTCCAGTATCTCCCGCATTTCCCGCTCCTGCCGCCTCTGATCGCGGAGGTGCTTCTCGAGGACGGCTTGCGAACAGTGGGGCCCGAAGGCCAGCAGCTCGGGAGAGACGGCCTCGCATATCTTCCGGCCCTCCTCGTCGAAGACGTAGAGCTTCGTCACGTCGTCGATGTCCCACTTGATCTTGACCTTCTTGTCCTTCCAGAAGCAGAGCTCGTAGTCAGTGTAGAGGACTCCGAACTTGGTGATGCCCTGGTTGGTCACACGGGCCGTGTCCGCCTTCATGAGCAGCATCGCCGCATACTCCCTGGGCGGTGCCGCCTTTTCATAGCGGGGGCCGTGGGCGAACAGCTCGCCCGGGGTGACCCACTTCTCCTTGGCGTCCGTCAGGCCCCGGTGCTTCCGGGTGCGGTAGTGCAGCTCCTTCCACTCCGTCCAGACCTCATAGAACTCCTCCATGGTCAGCAGCTCCCCGCGCTCCAGCATACCCTCCACGTCCTTGTGCCGCTTGGCGTCGGTCTTGGAGCCGGTGAGGGTACCGGTGTATGAGGCGAACCACTTGGAGAACCGGGAGCAGACCGTTCCGAATAACCGCTCCACTGCCTTGACCCATGCCTGATAAGGGAGGGCCCGGTCGACGCCCAGGATGCCGATGCTCTGATAGAAGCCCACGGTCTCGGCGTCGAACTCGAACTCGATGTTCCGCTTCTTCCGGCTCTGGCCCGTCATGGTCTGGGCCGTGTAGTCCTTGCCGTTGTCGACGTGGAGGATGTGGGGGACACCCCCGGGGGTGGTGTAGAGCATCTTCACAAGGCTCTCCTTCAAGGTCTGACTGTTGGCGTCGATACAGGCCACGTCCCCGATGATCGCCCGGCTTTTCATGTCCATCCAGGCGACGAGCTTCGGGCGGACGGCCTTGACCTTGCCGTTCGGGGCGACCCATTGAACCCAAAGATCGAAGGTGTGCTCGTCGCCGACGACGTACTCCATGACCTTGAGGCTCGTCGCGTCCCGGCGTCCCTTGAGCATCATCTTGTTCCGCCACTCTCGCGTCCCGTTGGCTGCGAGGAAATGGGCCGAGGCTGCGCCCCTGGTACTCATGAGGTAGTTGATATACCGTCCCACGGTCTTGGTGGAGGGGTAGTCCTGCCAGCCGCGCTCCCGGGCGATCTCCTCAAACTTCTCGTAGAGCATCTCCCGGGTGCCCAGGTTGGAGGCGAACTGCTTGTCGAACCAGATGTTCTCGATGATTGCCCGCTGCTCCGGGGTCAGGCTGGGGAAGGTGTCCGCCTCCTTCGGCTTCCGGCAGAGTGCCAGGGCCCGGAAGTAGTCCCGGCACTGCCCGTCCTCCCGTTCCAGCTTCAGGGCCCAGGCGTTGGCCTCCAGCACCTGTGTCTGGTAGCGGTAGAAGCTCTGCGGGCTGACGCCCAGCCCCACGGCAAGCCGGGCGGCGAGGTCGGTGCGCTTCTCCGGCCCGGCGTAGTCAATGAACTCCTGCACCACCCGGGCCGCTTCGACGGCCTCGTAGTATGCCTTCTTGTGGCCGTCTATGTAGTGATTGAGGTCGGCGGTCACATACCAGGGAGCCGCCTCCGTTGCTCTGCGGTCTATGATTACATCCCTCCCGTCTACTTTCTGGGTGGCCCGCCACGCCTTCCGCGCCTTGGTCGTCAGGGAGGCGACGGAGATCAATACCTGATCTTTGCCGCCGCCCTCGCGGGCCTGGGTCTTGGTGTCGTACTGCTTGGGGTTGCGGGCAATCCTTGAGGTCAGCCCCTTGTAGGTGATGCCCTCGAAGGCTGCGGCCTCCTCGAGGCCGATGAACACGTCCGACACCTCGCTCCCTCCTTCCTGCTGTTATGCTGCGATGGCCTTCTCGACCTTGCGGGGGTCGAGGGAGAGGGCCGCGACGATCGCCGGGACGTACTTCTCGCCCGAGCGGACGCCGTAGAGGATATAGCTCAAGTATTGCGGCGACGTCCCGATCGTGTCGGCGAGCTGTGTCTTCGTCATGTCTTGGTCGGTGAGGGCCTTGACGACGAGCTTCCCGAACGGGGTGAGCTTTCCGCTATTGCGTTTCATCGCTGTCCTCCTTCCTGTGAACTGTCTCTTAGAGTTACTTCCGGGCGACCGCCCGGGCCAGGGCCACGCCGACCCCGATGATCGCCGTCGCCTGGACGACGGGCGAGGGGGCGTTCAGTAGCACGGCGGCGGCGGCGACGCCCAGCATGGCGGCGGAGGCGAGGCCGAAGATGATGAACCCGTCCAGCAGCGCGTCGACGGCCTTGACCGCCTTCCGCTTCTCCGTGCGGAGGGCCTCCATCGCGA